GATGTAAAAGATGCTTTATCTAAAATGAAAGTATCTGAGCTTAAAGCTAAAATCAAAGAAACTATACTAGCTGAGTTATCACTATCAGAAGCTGATGAAGAAGTAGACGTTGATATCGATGTTGAAGATGAAGTTGAAGTAGAAGCAGGTGCTGACGATATTGAAATCGAAAGACCAGGTGTTAAAACAACAGTTGATGTTGGATTATCTCCCGAAGAAGAAGTAGTACAAGATTCTTTAAAAGCTGCAATGGATGCTGCTAACGCCTTAGGTAATCAAAAATTAGCTGATCAAATTGGTAATACAATTACTTTCTTTACAAGAGAATTTGTAGTTGGTCAAAATACTGATTAATACATGCTTAACGAACGCAAACTAACGGAAAGAGAACTGGATAAACGTGCTGAAGCAATTCAGGGTTTGTTGTCCAATAAACGTACGCTAGTTAAAAAGTACGGGAAGGATGCGGAAAAAGTTATGTATGGCATTGCAACAAAACAAGCTAAAGCTAAAGTAGAAGACATGAATAAAGAAAAATTAAAAGAATTAATTAAACTTCAACTTGAGTTGGCCCCCAACAATAAATTTGATGACGAGTCACCTAAATCAACTGAGTTTGACTCAAATTCTAATAAATCATACTCAGGTGGAGCCGATTATGGTTCTGAAGTATCAGCAAATACTGCTGAAGACAATATGGAAGTTGGTGAGTTAAAAGAAGCAGATTCTAGATACCCAGATTTTGATTTAGATAAAAACATAAAATACCAAGATACATCTATTTCAAGCGGAATGTGGAGATACACAGGCAAAGAACAAGGTGGTAAAGGTGTTTATCGAAATTTAATGAATGACCAATTCTTAGGTTTTTCCAGTGATGACTTTGATTTCTTTAAAAAACATTTAGGTAGCCATTTTGACATGAGTGAATCATTAGAAGAAAATTTAAATGAAGCACTCAACCCAGAAGTATTTCAAGCAGTAAATCGTTTTATTAAAGCAATGGCTAAACGATATGATTACAGTGAACAAGATGCTGTATTTGCTATCATGGCTGCTTTAAAACAAAGAAAATTTGATGGTTTAAATGAAGATCTAGACGTTGGACACCAAGATGATGAGCCACAAATGCTAAAATCAGACTTATATAGAATAGCTAAATATGCAGCTGAACTATATAAAATGATGGACAAATACGATCAAGGTGGAGAAGTAGATTTTCCACACTGGTGGCAAGCTAAAGTTACTAAGGCAAAAGATATGATGGTATCTGCTAAACACTATCTAGATGGTGAAGAAAAAGTAGACCAAATCGATGCTATGTTAGATGTTAATGAAATAGATAATAGTGAATATGCTATGAAGCTTAGAGCACTTAAATCAAAACCATCACAACCTGAACCTTCTAGAGGAATAGATTACGATGAAGCTTTAACTTTAAGAGGTATAAAAGCTGAAATCGAAGCTGAAATTGCTCAATTATATAGAGACATGGAACAAGAAGCTGAACCAGAAGGTGGTGAGGTAGCTGATAGATATGGACGTGAATTAGAAAGGTTAGAAGACCGTTTATATAAAGTTCAAAAACAACTTCGTGACTATGATATGAATGAATCAACAGTTACTGAATCTAAAGGTGCTAAAAATTATTTTGACGATTTAAAATATTACTACACAAAAACATTACCTTATCTAGATAAAGATGAAAAAGAAGAATATAAGCAATTAGCTAAAAACTTCTTTTCTAAATTACAAGAAAGTTTAAACGAAGAAACATTTGAAGACGAAATTGAAAGGTTAAAAACTACAATGTATGTTGATGATGATAATCCAAGACAAATTTTAATACACCCTTTATCAAAACCCGATGCTAGAAGACCAGACCGAAGCTATATAGTAGTAAAAGGTAATAATGTTGTAGCAGTCCAAGGGTACGATTCAGGACCAATAGAAGACTTAGCACAAGCCTATGGTTTAGATGCTTCACGTTCATCTTTAACTCCTATGGGTCAAAGAAGTGCTACGGGACAAGCATCAATGTTATCCTCTAATATATTAAAAGACGCTATTAAGGCAATTAAAGATTCAAGAGACATAGAAGCTAAAAGACAAAGAGATTATTACCAATCAAGAGGACCAGTATCAGGAGTTGGAAACATGGATGAAATGATTAAATCTATAGTAAAAGAAAAACTTACTAAGAAAAAAGTAGCTGAAGGATTTAAAGTAGGCCAAAAAGTAACATACTTAGGACATCCAGCTGAAATTACTTTAGTTGATAAAGATGTAATGGATAGAGTTTATTACAATGTATCATATGATAAAGGTACAGGTAAAACTAAAGTATCAAACCTTTACAATAAAGATGGTGAAATAAAAGCATTAGAAGAAAAATTGACAAAATCATCTTCAGTAGAAGATCATATTGAAGATTTCAAAGACTCAGATGCACCACAATTTAAAGGTAAATCTTTAGACAAAATCAAACAAATGGCATTAGCGTCATTTTTATCTAAACAGAAAAAATAATGACCAAAGCAGAACTAAGAGAAAAAATACGCGCATTAGCTTTTACTGTAGTAGGTGAAAAAGTTAAATCTGAAGATGCTGCTTTAGCATATGATGAATTAACAAAATTTCCTGAACTAAAGGATGTTATTGTTAGTTTAATGACACATGAATTCGATTCATTCTTAGAACGAATTGATTGGGTATCTCCTAAACCGTCAGCATTTAGAATTGTATTATTAAATGGTGAATCCTTTTTATTAACTTATGGTACTAGAAGTTGGGTTGCCCAAGTAGAAGGAAAAAAATATTACTTATTAAATCTTGATGAAGAAGAGTATGCTTGTCAAGCTATTAGTCGTATATTACAGTATGGGGTAGCTAGTGGAGCAGAAGTAGAAGGTGAAACAGCCGATGCAGAAGCTGAAGCACCTGCTGAAGAAGAAGAAGTAGATGTTAACGTAGACGTAGAAGCATAAAATAAAATAATGAGTATATTCGATAAATTTTTTACAAAATTTGCATATAAATTTGACAAAGGATATCCTGACATGAATAATGATCAGGATGTTTTGTTGTTAGAGTCGCTTATTAGTGAAGTTGTAGGTGAAAAATTTAGTTTAATTAAAGAAGCAACTCCTTTAACTAAAAGAGAATTAGAAAAAGACGCTACTTTTAGTGGAGGAAGAAAAGTTCCTCGTGTTGAAATTTTAATAGATAAAATTACTAAGGAAGATAAATTAGAATTAGTTGATGGAACTACTTTTGTGGTTGATAATAAAGACGAAGTTATTAGAGCTTTAAAAAATGAAATACCTAGAGCAGGAATAATATTAATAGATAAAGAGGGTAATAAAATTTCTACCTCTAAACTAGCTAAAACAAGTGATTTTGGTGGTGGGGGAGGAAGTAGAGGTGGATCAGACATCACAACAGCAGCCGAAAACGCACAATGTATAGCAAATGCCATTAGGTATTCTTTAGGAAGTAATATAGTATCTGAAGATATAACAGAAGAAAATATTGAATCCTCAAAAAATAAAGTTGATGGTGATGGGTTTGAAGAAGGGAAAAAACTACTATTAACCGACTCAGGGTGGGTTAATTCTAGTGTTAATATTGCTAATGAATTAGCTTCTAAATATTCTGGTCCTTTTATTCAAAATAGAGGATCTGCCTGGGTTAAAAATTTAGAAGCATCAGTTAAACCTTTTCTAAAAAGTGTTGGTATTAGAGATATAAATAAATGGAACCCTGCTGATATATGGATGGTATCTCCGGATGAAATGAATATTGAATGGCCTGATAATTTAGGTGAAATAAATGCCTTATTATTAGAAAAATATAATAATGGCAAAATAATAGGTGTTTCACTTAAAAAGGCAGAAAAATCAGCAAAATTAAAAGTAACTAACCTCCAAAAACCAAAAGCTGTTGAATATGAAGGTATAGCAGTTACTCCTAGAAACGCTAAAGCTTTTATCAAATTTAGTGATGGGGGGAGTATGGAATTTAGAAATTTTAGTGGTGATACTAGCTTTATGGGTGAATTAGAAGGCACGGGGGCAGCAGCAGGTAAAGTAGGTTATGGGTATATTAAATCAATATTAGATAAATATGGAATAGAAGTTTCTAACCCTCAAACAATTAGACAAGAGGCATCAAAAGAAGATGCTAACTTTAAATCTAAATTTAAAAAATTATGGGATGAAACTGAAGGTTTAGAACCTAGTGACTTTGAACCTAATTATAACGCTCGACCTACCCCAAAATCAAATCAAGCTTGGAGAATATCTAAATATTTAGCTTTAGAATTAGTTAATGCTGTAGATAAATCAAAAAATAGAAGTAAAATTATAGATGCCTTTAATAGATATGCTTCATCCCAAGGAGATGAATCATCAGTATTTGTTAAAGCATCTTAATATTTATAATAAAATAAAACAATATGTGTAACTGCGGATGTAATACTTGTGAAACAAAAGGACCTTTATTAACAGAAGGTAAAGTTAAATCTTTACTATCTGAAGGCCTACAATATCACATAGATAAAAAAATACCATTATTTGAAACAGTATATCGTATTGGTTCAGATAAACATTTATCTTTAATTAAAGAAGCTAGAAAAATGTATTCACGTAATGTAATCGATTTATGTGAAGAAGATGAAGCATTAATTAAAACACATTTAGGTGAATTTGCTTTATATGAAGGCGAATCTATCCCTTTAGATTTACCTATGTTAAACGAAACTAATAAAATATCTGACGATAAGTTAATGAGGTTAATCCCAAAAATGCCTAAAGGGTATGTTGGTAAGAATGCAGGAACTGGAAAATACACAATTTCAACCCCAGACGGTGACGATATAGTTTTAACAAGCAGTAAAGATAAGAAAAATTGGTTCTATGAACCATCTAATGTTGCATTGAAAATATTAAATGAAGATAGAAAATATAATCAAGAAGAATTACTTAGATTAGATTTAATTGCACGTCGTAAATTTGATTGCGATTACGAAAAATGTACTGATGAACAAAAAGCTGAAGTTTTAAAAGATAAAGTTAAAGTCGGTGTTAAGGAAGCTTTACAAGAAGCTAAAAAAGAAATAGACGAAGCAGAATTTAAAGGTAAAGAAGTAGCATTAGGTAAACCAAAACGTGGTGGACCTAAAGCATACTATGTTTACGTTAAAGATGGGGATAAAGTTAAAAAAGTAACTTTTGGATCTGGTGGTTTAAGAGCTAAAATCAAAAACAAACAAGCACGTAATGCATTCGCAGCACGTCACAATTGTAAAGATAAAAAAGACAGAACAAAAGCAGGATATTGGTCCTGTAATTTACCTAGATATGCCCAGGCTTTAGGTTTAGGAGCTAACATGAATACCTTTTGGTAGTATGAAAATAGATATATTTAATGAAATACATTGGCTGAATTTTAGGAAACTTCCTGAAATTCAACCTTTATCATTAAATGAACAAACTCGTAGATATAACCTTTATATAAACGAACTTACGTACGAACGTAATGTTTATCTAGCTTGGTTAGAAGGACATAAAAAAGGACCTAGAGTTGAAACTACCCCTACCCCACCAGTAGAAGAGGGATTTTTACTACAGGAAAATTTATTTGACTTACTACAAGAAGATGGAAGTAAAATTATAATAACATAACAATGCCAAATTTACCAATTTCCCAATTATCTGCCTCATCCGCTTTAGATGGAACTGAACTATTAGTAAACGTACAAGGAGGAGTTACTAAAAAACAAACAGTTCAAGATACATTAAATGCTAATCTACCTATTACTTCTTCAGGTATAAGGGTATCAGGAGATATCTTACCTGCTATAAGCCCTAATGTATCATTAGGTTCGTTCGAACTACCTTTTAAAGAATTATTTCTACAATCTGGTTCAATTCATATAGAATCTATCCAAAGTGGAGAACTAACTGTTGATATTGTAAACAACCTCGGAAACTTGGATATATCTTCAGGGGGTATGAGATTGATAGAACCTGGAAACTCTTTCATAGCAGAAACAGGCTCATTCCAATATATTTCAGGTAGTATGACCCAAGTTGGTGATTACCTTCGAATTGGAGATACTATCACGACTGGTTCAACTGATTTAAGTGGTTCATTCACTGCATCTTTACAAGAAGGTTATGTATGGTTGGGAGATTCTAATAATAGAAGTATAGAAACCCCATTCGCATCTCTGTTAAATTCATCTGGTAGTAATACTGATGATTTAGGAGGTACAGCAGTAAGAACCTTATACACAAGAACTAATACAATAGCTCATACAGATTCAGTGAATACTGATTTCTTATCAGGTTCAAGTGAAGCCTTTGGTTCAAGAGATATACCTTCTTCCTTTTTATCAAATACAAACTTCAAATCTAAAACATTACATTTTAGAGTATTTGGAGCCTTTACTTCAAACAACACAGACTGCGATATTTACCTCCAGATAGGAAATGATATTTTAACCCATTCAAATATTGGGGCAACTCTTTCTCAACCAGATGGACATCCTTTTGAAATTTTAGGAGAAGTATATTTTACTGATGGTGATGCTAGAGTTTGCTATTCAATGGGACACTGTGGCAATAATGGAGATTATAAAAGATATCCATTATCAGATGCAACACAATTACAAGACGTAACTTCTTTTGGAGGTGGAGATTTTAAATTAATAATATCAGGTTCAGGTGATATAGACTTAACATCTTACGGAGGATATTTACAAATTTACAATTAATGAACCCATATAAAAATAAAGGTAATATAAGAACGTTTTCGAAAGATGTAGACCCAATGGAATTGGTATGGCATCAAGATAAAGAAGATAGACATATAGAAGTTCTCGATGGTGAAGGGTGGTCAATACAAATGGACAATCAATTACCTTTGGTTATCAGTAAGGGAGATCGTATATTTATAACAGAAGGTCAAGTACACCGAATATTAAAAGGTACTACTAATTTAAAAATAAAAATAAATGGATAACTTTAATTTAAGAAAATATTTAGCTGAAGGTAAGCTATATGAAAACCTACAAGATCACAGTGATGAAGAGGAGTTAGAATTAGATCCTGATTACGATAAAGGTGGAAAATATTATAGTGAAGAAGGTGCTGAAGCTTTTAGAATTCAACCTTTTAAATTAAATGATATTGAATATACTAAAGACCAGGCAGTTAGACAAGGTAAATATATTGTAGGATTAGAAGGTGAAGAACTTGAAAAATTCATTTCTGCTTACATGGATGCATGGAAACAAGATGTAGGAGATACACCTGAAGGTAAAACTTTTAAAGAAAATAAAGAATATAAAAATGACTATGCTAACAGTGAAGAAGATTACACTGATGAGATGGTTGTAGAAAAAATATATGATATAATCAAATATCACGAACTTGATCCACAGGATTTAATAGACGAAATTAGAATAGAATTTGGTTTAGATGCCATGGATTAATATTTAAATAAAAATAAACTAAAATGAAAGAATTAAATATATTTAAAAAATACTTAGCTGAAGGTGAAATTAAAGAAAACGAAGAACAAGGATATACTCTTTATGATACTAACGTTGAATATGATAACGGAAAAACCGGTTATATGTTACAATTAGTAAACTCAGAAGATGGGGAAGAAAATGAAATTGGTTTCGATCAATTATATTTTGATGATGAAGATAATCGTTTAGAAGTGGGTGTTGATTTTAATAGCTTTGATCAAGGTAGCTACCAAGAAGGAGAATATACTGCTGATGAAGCAATGGAATTATACCGTAAAATATCAGAAGGTGTAGTTAAAGAAGATTATAAAAATGACTATGCTAACAGTGAAGAAGATTTCACTGATGAGATGGTTATGGAAAAAATAAAAGATATAATTAAATATCACGAACTTGACCCATCAGATGTAATGGAAGAAGTAGGACAAGAGTTTGGAATTGCTTTCGAATTCGGAAGAGGATAAAAATAAAAACATATAGACAGATTCATAGCCTGTCGCGATTAAAAATAAACAGATATCTGTGGCGTCTCATTTGGAGACGCCATTCTTAGTTCGTATATTAACACATAAATAAGGATACAATATGAGTAAAAATGTAGTAATGGTTGGAGCAGGTGTAGCAAATGTAAACGCTGCTACTAAACTAATTGATAATGGATTTGATGGTAAAATTACCATAATTGATATGGGTAAAAACCCATACGATAGAAAATATAGTGAGGTAATGGAAGGTTTCCTAGGAGCAGGTGGTTGGTCTGATGGTAAATTAACTTATCACACTTCAATTGGAGGACAATTATCTAAATATTGTGGTGAAGAAAAAGCAATGGAATTATTTGATCAGGTAATCAATAATTTTAAACGTTTCCACCCTAAACCAGAAGAAGTACAATGTTCAGATCCTCAAGCAGAACCTGATTTTATTAAACCCTATTTTGGATTACGTTTATTCCCAGTATGGCACGTTGGTACAGATTATTTACATGAGATAGGTAAAAATTGGTATGATTTTTTAGTTGATGGTGGTGTTGAATTTATTTGGGAAACTAAAGTAACTGATATTAAGTTTGATACTCAAATTGTAATAACGGATGCTAGTGAAGTAGATAACTTTACCCTAGAATATGACCAACTTATATTTGGTGTAGGTAAATCCGGTATTGACTTTGGTAAAAAATTAGCTGAAAAGTATGATCTACCAACTGAACCTAAACCAGTACAAATTGGTGTTCGATTTGAAGCACCACAAAAACATTTTCAAAAATTAATTGATATATCTTACGATTTCAAATTATATAGAAAATATGAAGACAAAGGAGTATCATTACGTTCTTTCTGTACAAACAACAATGCAGCATATGTTGCCGTTGAAGAAACGTATGGAGACCACAGTTACAATGGACATGCTAAAAAAGATGAATCATTTAGGAATGATATGACTAACTTTGGTATCTTAATGGAAGTTCAAGGTATAGATAAACCATTTGAATGGGCTAGAGACGTAGTTAAGAACTTACAAATAGATGGTACAGGATTATACTATAGCCCAACACGTAAACCATCTACAACATCAGAAGGTGAAAATGTATCAGCTATCCAAGTAGATACATTACATAAAATAGCAAAATCAATGCAACCATACTTTATGTATGTATATGATTTTATTGAGGACATGAAAAAAGTGTTTCCAACATTAAAAGACGATTGGGGTATTTATGTACCTGAAGTAAAATATCTATCACCTGAGCCACTTGTCGATTATACTAATCTAGCTCTCACCAAATATAGTAATGTCCACTTCGTTGGAGATGCTTTATCAGCTAGAGGTATAACGGTAAGTGGTGCACAAGGGACTTATGTTGCAGAACATATATTAAAAAATTAGGATAACACATATAAATTTCGTATATTAGACGCATGAAAAAAATAAAAACAGATTGGCCACAAAGTCAAAAACTTAAAAAAGCAGATGGAACTGTTGCCTATATTTGGGATGGTAAATTACATAATTGGGGGGGACCAGCTTTAATACCTGAAGGTATTGAAAGAAAAGGTGAATATTATTTGTATGGTATTCCTATGAGTAAAGAGGAACATAAAGAGGCAATTAGCCAACAGTCTGGTTTACCCTGGTATAAAAAACCAGCACCTAAGGGAATGAATCATAGAAATTAATAAAAAAAATAATATGAAAATAGGTTTATGTGGTACAATGAGTGTAGGTAAAACTACATTAGTAAATGCTTTAAAAGAATTAGAGCAATTTAAGGACTATAATTTTGCAACAGAACGTAGCCAACATTTAATGTCATTAGGTATTCCTTTAAATACGGACTCAACATTAAAAGGACAAACTGTATTTTTAGCTGAACGTTGTGGTGAATTAATGCATGATAGTATAATTACAGATAGAACTATACTAGATGTAATGGCGTTTACAATAAATGCTAAATCAATACCCCATCAAGATAAAGAAGCATTTGAAACATATGCTAGTGAATTCATTAGAGAATATGATTATATATTTTATATATCCCCTTATGGGTTAGAAATTGAGGATAATGGGGTACGTGAAACGGATGAACATTATAGAGATTTAATTGATTTTACAATTACCACATTAATCAAAAGACATGGCCATAAAGCGGGCGCAATAGAAAAAATATCTGGATCTACAGAGGAGCGAATTCAACAAATATTGAATATTACTAACCTTTAACATATTTATAATAAAATCTAATTATATTATACAATGAAAAAATCTGAATTAACCGCCTTTATTAAGGAAGAAATTAAATCATCACTAACAAGTGAAGACACTCAACAAGATATTAAAGATACAGAAGAGCTAACTAAGGCAGTAGCGGATTTAGCTAAGACAAAAGAAGAAGCAGGTATATCAGAAGAAAATATAGGTTTAGCTGATTTAGAAGAAATGGGGTATGATGCTGGAGAACAAGCATTTGAAAAAGTAAAAGGAATGTTTAAAAACAGACCTGATTTTCAATCTTATAAAAAAGGATACATGCAAGGATTTATTGATAATGCTGGATCCTATGGCTTATCAGAAACTGTAACTGAAGATGAAGACGGAGAGGTATTCAACCCTGATGCTAAAGTTAAAAAAACTAAAGGTTTAGCTAAAGCAAAAGAAGAATTAGCTTTATTAACTCGTGAAATGAAATCATTAGCTAGAGAATATTCAAAAGCTGAAGGTGATGATAAAGAAAAATTAGTTAAAATCTTAAAAGACAAAACTAAATTAAAAAAAGAACTAGAAAGTATTCTAGATAATAAAAAGATATAATGTCATCTAAAGAAAGGTTTTTATATTTCGCCATAGTATTTTTTGGTGTCTATTATTTAGTTAGTATGTACTCCTCAAATGAGGAAGAATACATTACTGAGTATAATAGTAAAATAGAAGCCTTGAATGATAAAATAAATTCTTTACATAATATTAATGAAGATCTAACATTAGAAATTAATGTGTTAACCACTCAAATATCAGTATTAGACCAAGAAATTAGTAAGCAAGATAGCAAAATAGTTATATTAAAAAAACAAACAGATGAGAAAGTTAATAATGTTGATTCTTATAGGGATGATGAGCTTGAACAGTTTTTCACAGAACGTTATAGACAGTACCTCGATTCGATTACAAAAACCGATAGTCCGTCTAGTAATTAAGGATTTAATAATTGGAGATAGTTTTAAAAAAGAACTAAGTTTAATAACAACCAAATATTCTTTACTAGAAAATAAGGTAATATTAAAGGATAGTGTTATTAACAATCTTAACTTTCAAATAAGTAATTTTAATTCTATATTATCAACTAAAGGATCTCAATTAGAATTTACTAAACAATTAAACAATAAGTTAAGACTTGAAATTAAAAAACAAAGGCTTAAAAATAAAATTTTAGGTGGTGCTGGTTTAATAGCAATAGGTGGGGTAATACTTATATTAAAATAACTGCATGTCAGATTTAAAAAAAGTTATACGTCAAGAATATCTTAGGTGTGCCCAGGATCCAATACATTTTATGCGTAAATACTGTTATATACAGCATCCACAACGTGGTCGCATACAGTTTAATCTGTACCCATTTCAAGAAAAAGTATTAACGTTATTTCAAGAAAATGATTATAGTGCTATATTAAAATCTAGACAATTAGGTATATCTACTTTAGCGGCGGGTTATTCATTATGGTTAATGACATTTCATAAAGATCGAAATGTACTAGCATTAGCAACTACACAAGCAACAGCAAGAAATTTAGTAACAAAAGTACAATTTATGTGGGAGAATTTACCCTCATGGCTTAAAGTAGATTCTGCCGAAAATAATAAGTTATCTTTAAGATTAACTAATGGTTCAAAAATACAAGCTAAATCCTCAAACGCTGATGCTGCACGTTCAGAAGCAGTATCTTTACTAATTATTGATGAAGCAGCCTTTATTGATAATATTGCTGAGACATGGGCATCTGCTCAACAAACATTAGCAACGGGTGGGGGTGCTATTGTATTATCAACTCCTTATGGTACAGGTAATTGGTTTCATCAAACGTGGGTTAAAGCTGAAAGTGGAGAAAATGATTTTTTACCAATCAAACTACCATGGTATGTACACCCAGAAAGAGACCAAAAATGGAGAGATGCTCAAGATGCTTTATTAGGTGATCCTAGATTAGCAGCACAAGAATGTGATTGCGATTTTAGTACATCAGGTGATATAGTATTTTATAATGAATATCTAGAATATTACGAAAAAACCCACATTAAGGACCCACTAGAACGCAGAGGAGCAGACCAAAACCTTTGGGTATGGGAAAATGCTGATTATACTAGATCCTATATGGTGGTAGCGGATGTTGCCCGTGGAGATGGAAAAGATTTTTCTACTTGTCATGTAATGGATGTTGAAACTAATGTTCAAGTAGCTGAATATAAGGGACAAATTGGTACAAAAGAATTTGGCCATTTATTAGTAGGTCTAGCTACAGAATATAATGAAGCATTACTCGTAATAGAAAATGCTAATATAGGATGGGCTACAATACAGGTAGCAATAGATAGAAATTATTCTAACCTTTACTATTCACAAAAGAGTGGAGAAGCCAATGCTAATTCGTATTTTGACAAATATCAAGACCATTCAAAAATGGTAGCCGGTTTTACAATGTCATCTAGAACACGACCTATGGTTATAGGAAAGTTCCAAGAATATATAGCAGATAAAGGTGTAACTATTCATTCAAAGAGGTTAGTTGAAGAAATGAAGGTGTTTATTTGGAAAAATGGTAGAGCAGAAGCACAAACGGGTTATAACGATGATTTAGTTATAGCATTTGGTACAGCAATGTACATTAGAGACACAGCCCTTAAATTTAGACAAAGGGGAATAGATATTACAAAACAGTCAATAAACAATATGTCTGTTACTAGAACACCATATCAGGGGAGTTATGGTATTAATCAAAAAGTAAAGAATCCATACGAGATCGACACCCCAGATGGAAAAGAAAATATTAATTGGTTATTATGACCATATTTATAACAATAATTACATACTAGATGGCAGATACAAGTGTATTTACAAGATTAAGGAGATTATTTTCTACAGATGTAGTAATAAGAAACGTTGGTGGTGACCAAGTCAAAACTATAGATTCGGGTCATATCCAATCTAGCGGTGAGTACGAAACTAATGCATTAGTAGATAGATTTAATAAAGTCTATTCTTCAGCCCCTACCTCGTTATATGGGGCACAATTTAACTTAAATTACCAATATTTAAGAACACAATTATATTCAGAATATGATGTAATGGACCAAGATGCTATTATTGCTTCTTCCTTAGATATTATAGCAGATGAATCAACTCTTAAGAATGATATGGGGGAAGTACTCCAAATTAGAAGTTCTAATGAGGATGTACAAAAAATACTTTATAATTTATTTTATGACGTATTAAATGTAGAATTTAACTTATGGATGTGGGTTAGACAAATGTGTAAGTATGGTGATTTTTTCCTAAAATTAGAAATAGCAGAAAAATTTGGTGTTTATAATGTAATCCCATATACTGCATACCATATTGAAAGAATTGAGGGATATAATCCTGAAAACCCTGCTGAAGTAAAGTTTAAATGGAATCCTGAAGGTTTTTCTGGTGGTTCTTCTAGTGGTTATTATAATGTAGCGGGAGCTAATGGAGCAAATGATGATAGGGGTGGAATTACATATGACAATTATGAAATGGCTCACTTTAGAATGGTAGGTGATGTTAATTATTTGCCTTATGGTAGGTCATATATTGAACCTGCTAGAAAACTATTTAAACAGTATACGTTAATGGAAGATGCGATGTTAATTCATAGAATTGCTCGTGCTCCTGAAAAAAGAGTATTTTATGTAAATGTTGGTGCAATTCCACCTAATGAAGTAGAAGCATTTATGCAGCAAACTATTTCAAACATGAAACGTACCCCAATGATGGATGAAAAAACAGGTGATTATAACCTAAAGTATAATATGCAAAATATGCTTGAAGATTTTTACATCCCAGTTCGTGGAAATGATAGTGCAACAAAAATTGATACTACACCCGGGCTACAATATGATGGTATTGCCGATGTTGAATATTTAAGAGAAAAATTATTTGCTGCTTTAAAGGTACCTAAGGCATTTATGGGGTATGATGAAAATACTGAGGGTAAAGCAACATTAGCGGCCCAAGATATTAGATTTGCACGTACCATTGATAGAATACAAAGAATATTATTATCTGAATTACAAAAAATAGCATTAGTTCATTTATATACCCAAGGATATAGAGATGAATCTTTAACTAATTTTGAATTATCAATGACAACTCCTTCCATCATTTATGATCAGGAAAGAATTGAATTGTTAAAGTCTAAGTCTGAATTAGCAGGTACATTGTTAGAACAAGGTTTAGTACCATCTGATTGGATTTACCACAATGTTTATCACTTTAGTGAAGACCAATATGATGAATACAGAGATATGGTTCGAGAAGATTCAAAACGTAAATTCAGAAATGCTCAAATTGAGGCAGAGGGTAATGACCCTATATCATCTGGTAAATCATATGGTAC